CTTGGTCTAACATATACTCTCTAATTAACATCCTAGCATACTTATTAACCTCTTTAGAAGCATTAGTACCTTTAGAGGTATTACCTGATTCTCGTATTACAGATATAATCTGCTGATCTCTAAGAATCTTGGGAGTGTTACATAATAAGTGTAAACAATTTTTTTGCTCAAAGTAAGCAAATAATCCCTTTTTATTATTCTCATAATTACAAATTGCATTATAGTAAGATATTAATTTTCTACATATCTCATAAAACTCTTTAGCTGTCTGAGGTCTGCCTGTATATTCAGCTACTATCCTACCTGTTAATGCATGCATAATAAATATACAACCTAATGAGTCTGTTGTTGATTGATCATCATCATAAGGGTCAATACCAGCTATATAAGTACCATGTGTAGGGCTATCTGCATAAGGTTGTTCAAAGATTTGTACACAACCCTCTTTATCATCATCAGCTTGTAATGGAAACTTAACTATAGGTAATCTATCAGATAACTTAAACTCTATACCCGTTTGTGTTTGCCTTAAGTCCGCATTCCAGTAACTATCTGTGATAAGTTTACTTCCTTCTAGTTCAGCTTTTCTATCTTGTGCTAACTCAGTAGGAAAGATATTATTACCTTTTACTAAGAAAGCCTCCATTGTGTTTAAAGGGTACTGGGTAATAGCATCTCTAAATGCTTTCATATCACCCTTCTTAGTTTCTCTAAACTTCATAATAGAAAGTAGAGCTAGCTTCTCATTAGAGTTACCATCAGCATCTACTAGAGGGGTTAATTTATTATCATTATCTGGATCTGGGTAATCTCCAAAGCGTTGTCTTGAAGCTGGTAAAAACCATCCACATTGAGAACCTACTTTCTCCTTATCCCAAATATTATCAAATGATAGTAAGTTAAACTTTTCAGGATTATAGAACATCTCAGCAAACTGCAATGAACCCTTGTCCATATCTCCAGCAGTACCAAATAGAATTGGAAGTCCTACCATTGAATCCCCATCTTTCCATGTAGGTTCAGAGATATTGTAAGACTCTTTAATATTAGCAAATAGACCTGCTTCTTCAAATAGAAATATATTGGCTGTTAGACCAATTGAAGCAAAGGCATTATCTTGGAAGGTTAATCTTTTAATTTCTGAGTTATATCCTACCCATTGAGGAACTCCTTCTACTACTTTCTGATGTCTAGCCATAACATGCTCCCTTGTATCAGGATTACGTGGCTTAGCCCATACAGTATTCTTATTTAGAAAGTTTAATCCTTCTAAAGACATATTCATTGTGTTCTCAGATAACTTCTTTTCATAAGCTCCAATAACACACTTAGCATCTCTATAGAAGTTATATTCATGTACTACTACACCAGCATTCTTATAAGAGAATCCAGTTCTACGAGGCTTAGTCATAATAACTCCTTTCTTCTCTTTTCTAGCTCTGTCTAGTATTAAAAAATATTCTAAATCCACATCAGTAAATCTAGGAAATATCTTTTTCTTTCTACCAGTAATATTATCTTTACCTAGGATAGGGAAGAAGTTTAAATAAAAATAGTATGTACCAGGTATCCATAGATTACCTACAGAATACCCGTCCATACAACGTCTTACTTGTTCATCCCAAAACTCATCATATTGGTAAGTCCCTACTAAAGCTTTAGTATAGCTACCTGTCTTTTCAAAGTGCTCTCTAGTTTCTAAAAATTGATTAGTTCCTATTAGCATCATTACTCGTTATACTTACTATTAACATTAATATCACCCCTATTCCTAGAAGTTTGTTTTTCAGTTTCTTTCTCTACAGCTTGTTGTAATTTATCAAAGTTACCAACAGCAGTTGATATATTCTTATATACTTCTAGAATTAACTTGATAGACTCATCGTCTACGCTAGTATTTTCTAAGTAGCTTGCAATATCATCTATCTTATTTCTAGCAGCTTGTAACAACCTTTGTAGAGGAGTTTCTTGTAACTCTTTATACTTAGTTAAAGCATCTGAGATAGGTTGGGATACTTTAAACTTAGCATCACCTAACATATCTAGCTTAATAGTAGCTTCTTTCTTATCCCTAGGGTAACTAGAGTAAGGAGAATTATAATCTACAAAGTGGTAGATAAAAGTAAAGGCTTTATAGGCCTCTACTTTATCTTTAGTTTTATCAGCTTTCCAAATAGCACTAAACTCTGGTATAGTTAGTATCTCTGGAGAAACAATTACATTATTATCCTTTTGTTGGAATACCTTCATTAATCGTTATGACCCTTATTAATTGTACCAAAGTAAGCATCTTTAACTACTTCCTTATCTACTACTACATAAACACTAGACTCATAGATTAAGATATACTCATTAATCTTACCATCCATATCAGTTACTGTTAGAGGCATAATAGCCCCAGCTCCTAATACATAGTCACCTACTTTAAACTTAGTTACGTCATCTGCAACAGCTACAACCTTTAAAGGTTTGTTATCTACTGTTACTGATCCTCCTGATAAGATAATACCGCTTACTGTTGTTTGAGGTACTTCTACAATTAATTGTCTGTTGAATAATTTAATTCCGTTTAACCCTTGCTCGTTAGTTTCCATTTATTTATTTTTATTTGGTAATTTAAATTCTTTTATTATTTTAGTATCTTTTTTACTCCAATCTATAATACATATAGATACACTTACATTACTTCCTAGAGCCTCTTGTAATGATAAAGCTGTTCCTAGTAATCCGTCTATAACTATAGGTTTATCCTTCATTCTTACTTTCTTTAATTTCTTCTGGAGTAGCTTCTAGGAATTTACCTAGAGGACACTTACTTTCTAAGCTTCTAGTCTTAGCTTCAAGGGGGCAGCCACATCCAGCATATTCATCTCCCTCTTTTCTTACCTTACTCTTATATACAAAGTCTCTAACAACCTTGCCTTTCTTTAATGGGCTACATATTCCTAATACATTTAAAGGACACTCAGCACATATTAAAGCTCTTGCTTTAGCAATATATTCTACCTTCTTATTAGGAAAGACAACATTCCTCCAACCATTAACAATCTCAGTATAAGTACTACTCATTGTAAAACCATTTAGTTAAAATATCTAGTAACTCTTCTTGAGCTTTCTCATCTTTAGTTCTAATACCCCAATTGTCACTAATACCTGCTATTGTAACTATATACTCAAACTCAAACTTATCCTCATCATCATCATCTACAAACTTATCTACCTTACTTGATAAGGAAGCTATGTATTGTTTCTTAGTATGCCAGATACCATTTAAAGAGAAATTCTTTTCACTTGAAAGGTTAATACCTAAAGTATCATCTTCCTCATCTATCTTTATATTTAGATCTAAATCTAATTTAATAGTCATTCTATCTCCTTCTAGGATTATTATACTTGGAGTATACTTAGTAGGCTTCTCTCCTTTTAAGAATCTAGGGTAAACAGATATTTCTGTTCTACCATTAAGTTCTATAACCTCAACACTCTTAGATTTATTTTGTTTCATCTTTACTCTTTTTAACAAAGTTATTAATTTCTTCCCCGTTCTTAATCTTTCTTAGTATGGGTACAACAGGTCTAAACTTACCTAACCCTTGAATAAGATAAGTCTTCCAATTACCGACTATCTTAGTATCTTCCCTCATAAACTTAAAAGGAGATTCATATATTTCTTGTATTACATAAAGAGGTAAATCTTGTTCCTTAGCTACCTCTCTAAGTATTGGATCTATAAACTTACTATTACTCATCTTCTACAATAGTAAGTCTAATATTAATCTCAATCTTCTTATCCTTAATAGGAGGAAGGTAAAGAATCTTAGTCTTAGTAATAAAACCTCTTCCCCTTAAACCAAATAAGATATGAGAGTAAGCACCAGAATTAAAGCTTGTACCTAGATCCTTAGATACAGCATCTCTAATTTGAGCACTTGCTTCCTTCCTAAACAGTAGCATATTAGCTACGTCTTCTCCAAGATGTATGTAATTATTGTATACTAGAGCCATCTTTGCGAGTACCTTCAATTGTACTGGGCCTAGTTTATTTTTCCCTAGTAAAGGGTTAACTAAAGTATAGTATTGCTCTATAACCTTAGATTTAGAATTATCAATCTTTATCTCTATCATCCCTAAATTGTTTAATTCTTTCTATTTAATATAGCTTTTGTTCATATTAGAGAATAGAATCCCCTAGTGAACTAAATCACTTCGCTATATTCTAGTTAAAATTTTATTTCAGGTGTCCGTTTTTAGCCTACTTACTCAATCATGACCATTAGGGAGTCTTGAATAAATCCAAGATCTTGTTATTTTTTACCCTTGAGTAACACACCTTACTTTAAATTAACTATTGTGTAACTATTGGAGAAACCTCAGGAATGTATGTTGCTGTGTCAGCGCATTTTAAGTAGTTTATAGCCGTGTTAAGAAAATTTATGTTATCTTTAAATCTTCCTAATCCACTATTACAATTATAACATAATAACCCTCTAACAATTCCAGTAGTATGACAATGGTCTACATGTAATTTTGTAGATAAGTCTAATTGATTTGTTTTACAAATCGCACATTTACTACCTTGATTTTCAAGTATTTTGTTATAATCTTCTAATGTAATATTATATCTTTTTTGTAACTGATTATTAATTTTACTAAAGGATTTACCAATTCTTTTTTTGTTTTTAAACTGGCACTCTTTACAAATAATACAGTTATGTTTTAAGCTTTTATATTCACTTAAAGTTTTTTCAATATTACATTTTCTACAAACTCTCATAATTCTTTTCCTTACTATCCAACTTCTAGGTTCCTACTCTTTAAGAGTATTCCCCGATACTAACTCGTAAGCTGTCATCTTACTGGCTGTGTTACGATATACAATATAACAATTAAATTATACTTGTCAAGCCAAATAATGTTAAATCATATAAAAAAATAAAATTTTTAAAATTTTTTAGAAAAATTTAGTGAGGGTATGTGAACGAGTACCTCCTCTAGCTAAGCACACCCACCTGATATATTGCGGCAAACCTACCCCGCACTAAAGAGTAGGCTATATAATATTAAACTAAATTACAATGACAAATTTTGCAACATTAGATCAATTACAGCAGG